TGCCCGCGCCGTTTGTTACACCGATCCCGGTGCCAGCCGTCAGACCAGCCAGCGAGTAACCACTGCCATTGCCAATAAGCAGCTGACCGTTGGTGGCGGACGTCGCCAGCCCCGTGCCGCCGTTGGCTACCGGCAGCGTGCCGGAGACGTGCGTCGTGAGCGCTACTTTGCCCCAGTTTGGCGCCACGCCCACACCGCCCGAGATCAGCGCGTTGCCTGTGGCTACATCCGCCAGTTTTGACAGCGCCGTGGTGGTGGAGGCATAGAGCAGATCACCCACCGCATAACTGGATTGCCCAGTGCCGCCGGAGGTGACCGGCAGGGCGGCGGTCAGGCTTAACGACGCCAGTGACGCCGCATCCCCTGATTGATACTTGTCAGTATTGAGGTTGGTAAAGTTCGAATCGACTTCGGCGAAGGTAAGCGCCGAGCCCTTACCTGCCCGAGTGACGATTGTCGACATTAGCCCACCTGAATAATGGCTGAACCTGCGGTAGCAGCAGGGAAGTTAATCGTAAAGGCGCCGCTCGTAGAAGTCTTGTCCGCGCCAAAATCCAACACAGCAATCGCTTTGTTTGACGTGGTGCTGTTGTAGATCAACGCGCCACGCGCCGTAATGGAGGAAGTTGTCCAAAACGTGGTGCTGAATGTGCAGATGCCGGTTGTGCCATCAAGAGAAATAGTCGCACCAGTAAGCGTATTGCCCCCCGCCGTATATCCCGTACCAACGACTTCATTTGATGTGGTGTATGCCGTTGTTGATGCGCCAAGAGTCGCCGCACTGGTATAGAGCGCGATTTTGATTACGTCAGTGTCCAAATCCTGCACGCCACCAAGCATGTCAGTTTTGAATGAGGACACCATGCACTGTGTAATTGCCATATCAGCCTACCTTTTCGCGGAATTGCCCAGAACGATAAGCATCCTGACGCAGTTTGCCATCGCCCAAATTCTTTAAAAGCCCAAGTGCTTGTACATATAGAGTCTGATAAAGCACTACCATATCCTGTTCGCCCTTCATAAACCGAATAGCTTCAAGGAGTGCGCCATTCAACAGTGCGGAGTCAAACTCATCACCGAGCCATGTCGTGCCCGCCGTCACAATAGACTCTGGGTAGTAGCCATAGTGCAACTCTGTGGAATATGATGCACCTGGCGTTGGGCCAAGGATAAACGCGCTGTTATCAAAATATGCGTAATGCTTTGGGAATCCCGTTGCGGTTGGCGTGGGGTATGCCTCTCGCATGAAGTTCACGTCTTTGTTCAACAAGAAGTGATACGCCCCATCCGCATCAATCGCCGCCAACGAGTAGGCGTACAAAAAGTCGGCTGGAACTGCCAAATACTTGTTATTGATGGACATGGTGCCCGTCACGTTTTTACGCAGCGCAGGGATTTGAACAGAGTTATAAATCTTCTGTTCGGCCTGCTCCGTAAACATGGCGAGTTGATCCGCTGTGAACGTATTCTCACAAATGTCCTGGATATTTGCACACAGCGACGCGTAATCCATATTTACCTCAAGCCATTGGGCCGCGAGCCATCACGCCCTTGATTGCCGCACCTGTTCCGCGACTCTTGATGCCGGATGTTTTCACTTCATCAGTGCTGGTAAGCGAAACACCGTCCATCGGAGTCCAGTCTTTCTTCTTGTTGAATGGAAGTTTTTTTCCTGCTTCAACATTGGCGATCTTTTTGCCTTGCATGGTATGTGGCTCCGCATAAACGTGGGCTGGGCCCACTTCTTTGCCTTTGAACTTCTGGCTGTAGGCAGGCATGTCAGGCACCCTTCTTGTAGGTGAAAGACGACTTCTTCTGGTTGGCCACTTTAGCCAGGCCACGTCCAAGCCGTTTCATTTGCAGGCTGGTCTTGCCGCCCTTGGCAAAACCCTTGGCGTGCATCGTCTTCTCGTGTGCTTTGACTGCCTTGACTGCTTCTGTCTTTGCCACTTTCTTCATTTCCATAATCTTCTCCTAGACCGTCACTTGTCCAACTTGCCCTGTCGCGTGCAGACTATTTGGCGTAAGGCCCGCTGCATTCAACCTGGCTCCGCCCACTGGCGACCAACCCCATTGTATAACCCGACTGCCCTCGCCAACTGAACCATCGCCGGTAACGCCTGATTGCGTATAGGTATTGTCCGGGCGCGGATTCCTGAGCGCCTGCGGGTCTTCCACCGGATACATGCCCAACTGCAACTGCGGCTGGTCGGGATCCCAGCACTCCGGACAAACAAGAATGTTGATCTGCTTGGTCTTTATAACCAATGGCTTTAGCTGCTTGAGTTTGTACCGTTGGCCACAACGATCACACTCAGAAATTGCATATTTGCCAGATGCAAATCTGTTTGCCATTTAGAATGCGCCGCCAATAAATGACTGTCTCGGCACGAATCGCACCGACGCCTTCTCCCTGTCTTCACCCGCCGCCAAGTCAAACTGCTTTTCATACTCGGCCTGGAGCATAGGCACGCGCTCCATCAATTCCGGCGTTTTGAGGGCAATGTAATAGGACAGGCCGGCAATCAGCACCGGCAGGAAGCGGAAATTCACATCCTGCGTTTCCACCCCGTTGCCTGCGTCCTGCATACGTCTCATGCGCCAATACACTAGCGTGTAGTACGGGTTCGCAAGCGTGCCGCGATCTGGCGTAGGCCAAACCGACACCTGCGGGGCATCACGAAGCCGCTGCACCCAAAGCTGAATAGGCCGGCCCTGGGTTAATTTATTGGGAATGCTTGAGTACGTGGAAACGCTGATGCGCGTGATTGTCAGATCCGCCTGCGTGTTCGTCACGCCCGGATTTGTACGAATCACATGGTCAAGAAGATCAACCGTATCTGCCGGCAGCGTGTAAGTGTTCGTGCCCTGCTCAAGCGCCACCGTGCCGCTGTCAATCGTCCACATATTGATGCCACGATTGGCCAACTCAATGGTCATCATGTTCATGCAGAAGCGAGCCAAGCGAAGATCAAAGCCCGAACGCATCTCACGGCCAGCCTGCGCCCACGACATCTCAGCGATTTCAGTAAAGTCTGGATTGAACGCAGTTGTGCCGGATGTGGTCATGCCTGCCTCTTTGCCGTCTTAGCCGATTGCAGAAATGCCGTAGCAGTAGGCGCACCTTCTGTGCCTGGCTTACGCATCTTTTCACCCGAGCCAGATGCAATGCGCTCACGTTTGCGGTGGATGTTCTCGTATAGGCCAACATTGCCACCCTGTTCGTACATCGTCACATCCTGCGGATGATCCTTACGAACAATCTTCTTTGCCTTGGGCATCTTGCTCTTGCTGATTGCCCCCATCCCACGGCTTGCTATCAAAGCACACCTCCACTACACAATCTTGCACTTTGTTTTGCCGCGCTTGGCGATGCCATCTCCACGTGCAGAAGCAGAACCAACCTTGCCGCCCTTAGCAAAATTCTGGCCCATCATGCGACGTGTTGTTGGCGCGGTTTCTGCTGCACGCTGCTCCGCTCGATCCATGCGCTGATATTCCATTTCGCGCTTGATCTGCTCCATCTTCTCAGCAGATGGCATATCCGATGCACGAGCACCTTCTTCTCGCATATATTTCTTTTGCTTCATTTCGCCAGTTTCAATCGCCATTGGCGCGGGCTTCATATAATTAGGCATCTCAGCACTTCCCGCCCTTGGTCATCTTGACCATCTTGCCCTGGGTCTTGCCCTTGATCTCTACGCCGCCGCCTTTGGCATAGCACGCGCCGCCTTTTTTCATTCCTTTGGCTTCTGCCATTTCATGCTTAACCATCGCTTTAGGAGCGCCTTTGGTTTTCATGAACGCCATTTCTTTCTTAACCATTGCTTTAGATTCTTTAGCCATTTCGCCACCCTCTTTGAATTGACGGCCTTTGTCAGCCGCAGAGAAATCTTTACCTACTGATACAGGAACGCCGACCTTCTTGGCAAACTTGGGGCTATGGGCCACGGCACGCATGAAGTCGGCTTGTTTCTTTGAGCTACTCGGCACTTCGGTTCCCCTTTTTGCCCAACCATCCTTGAACAGTATCCGTCTCGTAGATGCGAATCACTGTCCACACGATTGTGAATACCGCTGCGATAGCAGGCAACATGTCTACCAAGGTTCCGACAACGGTAACGATTGATAAGGCATCCACAGTATGCTTTACAGTCTCGCTTGTAGCTTCGATCATTTACAGCCCCACCGTTTAAGACTAGCAGCCTTGCGAGTCGGCCGCCCTTTTTCATCCGTCATCGAACCGGGCATCCCACTCATTCGGGCACAAAACGATTTCTTACGGCCAGCATCAGCCTTGGTCTTAGGGCTCGGCGCAGGCGCTTTCAGGTTTGACCCTGTAGCCGCGTTGTACCGCGCACGGCCCTTGGCAGTAAGGCCAGCTCCCTGAGATACAGGAAGCTTTTCTCCTCGCCCTACCGCCAATGACACAGCCTTCTTAGCCATAAAACACTGTAACTTTTGCGTTGGACAGCGTGGCGTAAGCACTGACCTCAAACAACACGCCTTGGGCGGGGATCAGCACGTTAAATACCTGCCCCGCCGCTGGAGTATTGATTGTCAGTACCGTAGTACCCCCAGACCCGCCATCTTTCAGGATGACGCTGCCCACAGAAGCGCCCGGCTCAATCACCATCCCCCGCACTCGGGTTCGGGCGTCAGTCACCGCTCCGGACGCTGCCAAAGACAGCGCCTTAACGTCAGTTTGCATCCCCATGATGCGCTCCTAATTAAGCGCTAACAGGGTTAGCAGTGCCATCCGACGCACGCTGCGCGTAGACCACGGTAACAATGAAGCGACCCGCTGTCAGAGTGGCAGTAGCCGTGACGTTCCGAATCCACACGGTTGTGTCCGCTGTGGTGGAGGTCTGCCATGCCAACTGAGTAGCGGCTGTCGTGGTGCCTGTGAAGCGACCACCAGCAGTCGTAGCGACAGCAGCGGAGAGTTGTGCGCCACCGGAGGCATTGCCCACCGACACCGTGGTTGTGCCAGCAGTCGAAGCGACCACTTGGTCAATCAGGATGTTGAGGATTTGTGCGCCTTGCGGCAGGGTGATACCCGAGTTGACGTCGACAGTACCAACAACAGTACCTGTCAGATCGCCTGTGTCGTAGGCTTGCGTCAGTACAATCAAACCAGTATTGCGGCCAGCGCCTTCGCGCACGGTGCCGGAACGGATCGGGCCGCTGAAAGTTGAATACGTCATATTGTCCTCACATGCGAGTTCGGTAAGGGCGTCTGCATGAAGTCAGCCGGGGCTGTCGCACTTACCGGGGTTTCCCGGATACACCTTTTTATCCTTGATAAGCAATACTGTCAAGGAAATTCCCTGCCCTGATTCATCTGTGAGATTGTGTTTTGAATCATCGGTTGCAATACTTGGTTGCCGAAATGTCCGGTGAATTCTGTTGCACCAAAATGCCCGAGATTGATTTCAGGATCAATGTAGATTTTGAAGCCGTGACTGCTGGCCCGATCACAAAAGAGGTAATCCTCTCCCATATATCCGGCTTCTGTGACTGCAAAATCAAAAATTGCGTAGTGATGCTTCTTTTCTACATCCACCCAATACTTCCACTCGGGGTGTGCGTCTCGCAGCGTTTCAAGAACATGGCGACGGATATACATAAATCCCGTTCCAATTCGGTTCAGCCGCAGCAAACCGTCCTCTGTAAGCTCTACACCGCCGTGCTCGTTGTAATAAATATCAGCAAAGAACATCTGATCTTTTGCTCGTCTCGGATATGCCCCAGCAACAATATCTTTATCGGTGCCAAGCGCCATAATCCGGAGCACGTCCTCTTGGGTGAAGTTGATGTCCGAATCAACAAACAGCATCTCGGTGCAATCGGATTCCAGGAATTGATTGACCAGCGAATTCCTAGCTCGGGTGATGATCGAGCAGCTTGACAGGTGAGCCAGGTGAATCTCGAATCCATGTCGCGCTGCCGATAAGGCCAGTTTAGGTAGCTGAAAGGCCGCAGAGATGTTGATCTTCCCGTCATACGCCGGAATCGCAATCATCAGTTTCCGGCCAGCCAGGGTGATTTTCTTCTCGGTCATTGTCATTCCTTGTTGATGATGGTGAGTGGTTATTATCAGGTGAATTGGGTGGGGTCAATAATCTTGTTCGACTTCTGCAAATTTTCAGCCTGGGTGATGACGCGCAGATTCCATGGAACGTGCAGACCGCATACCTCTTCGCTGAGAAGCGGAATGATGTGATCCACTACATATCGCTCACCAGTGGATTTGGTTAGCTGCATTGCGATGAGATATAACTTTCTCATTGCCAGCTTTTGCTCCGGCGTCACCCAAGGCGGGGTTGCCTCACGATGGCGACGTTTGCGGACGCTGTTAAGCGCCCTGTACATCTCTGGGTTATTGGCTTTATGGTTGTTTCGATACTGCATCTTCTGGTGGCTAGGTCGCGCGCTTGCCCGTGCCTTGACCAT